AGTACAGAGAAATTTACAATAGAAGTAAAGGAAAGTGCATAATATTATTTTAAAATCATAATAATTTAAAACTTAATATAAAAATAGAGAAGCACTCTTTTCGAGTGCTTTTTTTATTTCAAACAAAAAGGAGGAAAAAAAATGGCCACATATGTTGGTTATTCGGGAAATGTCAAAATAGGCACTTACGCAGTAGGTGAAGTTGATCACTGGACACTCGACACTGCAAGCGACATGCTGGAGATTACAGACTTCGAATCAAGCGGAAATAGGGAATACACTCCAGGACTCTTTGGTTGGTCAGGTTCTCTGTCTGGTAGATGGGATATGGCTGATGCTCGGCAGTTAGCTATCCAGAGCGCACATACGGGAAGGACAACCATAGCTATCATTCTCAAAACAAGTTCTGCCTTGAATTACAATGGGACTTGTTATATCGAGAGCCTGAGTTCTGATGTCGCTGTAGATGGTATGGCTGAGGTAACAATCAACTTCAGAGGTTCTGGCGGACTTAATTACTCAACCTCATAAGGAGAAATAATGTCAACGAATAAAGGATATTTAGGTGCTGTATATATGCAGACAGGCTCGGCTACTACTTTTACAACTGAAGCCTGTACACGTGTAACAGCGACCAGATACCAAATCACAGCTACAGCAAAGCAATACTGGGATAAGGCGACGACTCCATCGGTTTTTGTTGATGCTTCTCCAGTTACTAATGTCAGCTTTGAATACCTTGGCGGTTATATTGTCTTCACAGAAGACCCCGGTATAGGGACAGCAGTAACGGTTACAGGAAAATATTATACAGTCTCACAGGTAGCGGGTTTCTTTGATTGGTCGCTTGAGATGTCAGCGGATATGCTTGAAGTAACAGACCTTGGCGATGCAGACAGGGAATATGTGCCAGGATTATTGGGTTATAGTTGCACAGCTAACTGGTTCTGGGGTGATTCTACATTCTTTGAGAATCTCAGCGATAATGTGATAGTTGTTTGTTATGTCGATGCGACTAAACGCTATGAATTTTTCGCCAGATCATCGGGTGTCTCAACAGATACCCCGATTGATGAGACAATCAAAGAGCAGATAACCTTTACTGGGAATGCAGAAATCTATTACAGGTCGGCTTGATGCTTGATGTTTGCACAGTAACTTATAACAATATCAACTATACAAGATTATTCCTTCATTCTCTTTATAAAAATACTTCAGTGCCGCTTAAGTTATATGTTTATGATAATGGTTCAGATGATGGCACTGTTGAATTTTTAAAAGACCTGGAGAATAGTGATCCTAATGTCCATGTCTATTATTCTGATTGTAATGAGGGCTGGGCTAAGGGACTCATATGGGGAATAGGTCAGGGCAATAATCCATATGTTCTTTTTGCCAATAACGATATTCTTTTACCTGAGAATTGGTTTCAAATTATGTCAAATCATTTCACAGAAGATGTCGGTGCTGTTGGCCCGATATCCGATTATGTTATGGGAAGGCAGGGCAAGGAATATTCGTTTGGGCAAATGGAAGAAGATGAAGAAATACTTATACATTTTTGCACGCTGTATAGACGTGATGTTATTAAGAAAATAGGGATCCCCGATATTAATTTTCCTCACTCCTCAGATGATATTGATTATTCAATCAGGGCAAGGGATGCGGGATATAGACTTGTAATCGCAAGGGATTGTTTTGTTAAGCATTTTGGTTTTATAACATATAGATCAAATCCTGATTACGAAAAAATACTAAAAGAAGATAGAGAAAAATTAGAAATCAAACATGGCAAAGAGCGAACTGATTACGTATTTATTGCCAAGCCAACCGTTATTATGTGCATTCCATTTATGGGTGATGTTGATCCTGATTGGATTTCATATATCCTAAATTTAGTTAAACCTGCTGGTAGAGGTGCATTCAGATTTGCGAAAATAACAAGAACGCCAATTGTCATAGCTCGCAACCTTCTCACAAAAGTAGCTGTCGATTGTTATGCACAGTATTGTCTTTTTGTTGATAGCGATATTTTGATGGGTGCAAATTCATTAATGAAACTTCTTAAAATCGCTTATGACAACAGGGAGATTGCAATTATCGGTGGGCTTGCATACAAAAGAAATCCTCCATTTGATACCTGCGCCTTTGTTAAAGATAAGGACATGTGGCATAACTTTGATAACGTTGATTCAAAAGAAATATGCGAGGTCGATGAGATTGGAATGGGTTTTACTCTTATAAGAACTGATGTTATTGAGGCGGTGGCAAAAGCATATTCAAAAAAAGGAACATTCACGCCATTCGCTTCAGATAATAATGGAACAAGAGATGATTTAACTTTTTGCAGAAGGGCAAAAAAATTAGGATACCGCATATTTATCGACCCTCAGATGAAACTTGGGCACTTCGGGGATAGATGCGTTATTGATATTGGAACACAAAAAGAATACAGAGAAAAACATCTAAAGGAGACTGATGGAAAAAGTATTAATTAAACTTAATGACAAAGAATATGAACTTAGATATGACTTCAATGCTTTTATCGAAATCGAAGAGGCATTAAAAACAAATATTGCTAATCTCGGTAATGTTGTGGTCGGATTACGCAATATCAGGGTTTTGATATGGGCTGGAATTTTACATCAATATCCAGATATTAAAGAGAGTGACATCGGAAGATTGATGAAGATTACCGAGTTGAAATATTACCAGGATAAATTCTTTGAGGCATTTAAGTTGGCAATTCCAACATCAGACGAGGGTGATGAAAAAAACCCTCAAAGCTCGACCTCAGAGAAGTCTGGGCAAGAGCAAGAACCCGAATCGGTTTAAGTTGGATTGAGTTTTTAAGAATTACACCCAAAGAACTTAATTGGATGTATGAAGAATCACATCAAAAATGGAGAGAAAAATTTTATCCTTTTGCATTTCTGGCTTCGGTGATAGTCAATTGCACTCCGAGAAAATCTAAAAAAACATATAAGCCAGAAGATTTTATGCCAAAGGAAAAACCCAAAGGAAAATCAATAAATACAATGATAGAAAATGCTAAAAAATTAGGATTAAGAGTTCCTAAATATAAAGGACATTGGATAAGAGAAGATGGCTAAAGGTTCAAAATTAGGCGAAGCATATGTAGAAATAACAGGCAATAAAACCAAGTTAGATAAGACGCTTAAAGCTGCGCAGACTGCTACTCTTGCTTTCGCTGCTGTGGCTGCTGCTGCTATAGTTGCCTTTAATATTAAAGCAGTTAAGGCTTACGGTGAGCACGAAGTAGCGGTAACAAAATTGCAGAATACTTTAGATAATATGCCACAACTTGCAGGTGAAACCACTGCTGCTTTTGAAAAACAAGCCGATGCCTTACAAGCCTTAACAAGCCAGGATGATGAAGCAATATTAACTTCTCAGGCTCTGCTCGGTCAGTTTAAATTAACTGGCGATGAGATTAGAGGATTAACTCCATTAGTAAGTGATTTATCCCTGAAGATGGGCATCGATATGTTTGCTGCATCCAAAGCAGTGGGTAAGGCTCTTGATGGTAATGTAGGTCTGTTAAAGAGATATGGTATTACGGTTGATGAAGTTGCATTTAAGACAGATCACTATTCAGCCATTCAGGAAGCTCTTAATAGACAGGTCGGAGGCTTCGGAAAAGAATATGGTAAGACTACAGAAGGTTCACTAAAAAGGGTTGGTCGTGCATTTGAAGAATTAATGGAGACTGTTGGTAAGGGTGTAGCGCCAGCAATTACAGATTTTGCTGATACCATAAGCAAATTAGCAGCCAGTAAAGAGGCTCAGGAATTTGCCGAGGGATTAGGTAAGATTTTTGGAGATGTAGCAAAAGCATTAGGAGACTATACCGGTAGCTTAATAGATAATGTTGGTGAGATTAAAAAGGCATATGAAAGCCTTAGTCCAATCCAGCGAAAGATAATTAAATATGGAACAGAGACTGCTGTGGGAGTTGGTGTAACAACAGCTGCCTATTTAAAATTAAAACCAATTTTAATTGGTATAGGCTCGGGATTAGCTACTATCCTTGGGCCAACTACTGTTTTAATAGGTGCACTTGTTGGCTTGGGTGTATCTCTTGAAACTACAGCAGAAAAATCAAATGCTGTTACGGCTTCCTTTTTGAGAACATTAGAAGTCATCGGCGGAATGCCAACAATGTTGGGTTCTATGACAGAAAATCTCTGGGATACCTGGGGTGCATTTGATAAATTAAATGAAGCTGGATATACCTGGTCTGACATCTTATTTAATCAGGCTGGACTTGGTTGGAAGTGGAATGAAATTCTATTAATGAATCGAGATAGAATTATAGAACTTGCGAATGCAATAAATCAGACAGGTTTGGGTATTGCTGCTGGCGTAACTTCCATTGATAAATTTAAAATAAAAGCCGATGAAGCAGCAAGCGCAACAGCAACTCTTTCACAAAACATAAATAGTGTAACAAGCGCAATTAGGGGATTAACAAGCGATACAAGCGCAGCAGAAACTGCTAATACCGCTTTAGCTGAAGCAGAAAAGGCAACAGCCGAAGCAGTTAAAAAACATGGTGCAAATTCCAAAGAAGCAAAGGTAGCAAAAGAAGCAGAGAATAAAGTCTATGGAGATGCAATTTTAGCGCACGCAGATTTAAAAGCTAAAGAAGAAGATCTAGGGTTTACTAGTGATGAACTAACAGGAAAAATCGCAGCAGCAAGACAGGAATATCAGGATGCTATATCTCAAGGTATGATTCCTTTTAAAACTGAAATGCAATATGTCATAGATAAAATTTTAGAAATCCCTGAGCTAAAAGAAATAATGATTGAGGCTGATACATCACAAGCAGATGAGGCCTTAGATGGAACATTAGAAAGATTAAAAAATATAAGCAAAACATGGACAGCTAAAGTAGTTGCCATCACTGGTGCTACTGGAAAAGTTGCAGAACCAAGTGGATTACAAGAAGTAATAGAAAATGCAGTTAATAGAATTACTTGGGGTATTGGGGGATTATCTGTAGAAGGAAAGCAGGAAGGCGGTCCCATTCCTGAAACTGGTCTCTATCTCATGCACAAAGACGAAGAAGTCATACCTGCTGAAATCGCTAAGAGGATACCATCCTATCAGGCAGGAACTTATGGCGGTATATCCTCTGGTATATTAGCTACACTATCTGGAGCTGTGAGAAGCGCTCTGGGTGTCGGTGGTGGTATATCTCAGGCTCAAATATCAGGTATAGCAGGACAGATTAACAGTCTTTCAGCTTCCCTATATAGCACTGCAAAATCAGGTGGTCTTACAGATAAGAGCTTTGATAAGATGACAAAAGATTTGTCTCTAATGTCCTCAGCCTTTTCTTTGGCAATAAGACAAATTGAAAAAATGAATGATCAAGCCCTTGATGTGATGAGGGCAAGGGCGAATGAATTATCAGATGCTCTTGATAATGCAAAACTAAGTTTAGATTATTTTGCTTCAGCTCCTTTAATTGGAATGAAGGCATTTGATGAGCAGATATTTTCTACTAGTGAAGAGATAAAAAGTCTTCAACTAAGAATTCTGAAAATGAAATATGCTGGCACTGCTACCGAGGGCGAGATAGATAGCTTTGAAAGGCAATTATCATTCCTTCAAATGCGCTCCAGCATGATTGACTTAGAGAAGGACTTGCAGTTCGACACACTTACAAAACAAATTAAAGAGGCTCTGCTTCCTGCTACTAAGGAATTAACTTTTGAAGAGATCATATTCGGTATTCAGGATGCACAGGCGGAAATAGCTGTATTTCAACCAGCCCTTAGCCAGACGCAAAAACAGATTGAATCTATGGAGGCAGCGAATAGGGCTTGGGCTGATAGCATGAACGAGGTCATGGAACGCATGAGTTTACTGTCTTTTGATATGCTAAGTCTTGCAGCAGGTGGCGGCGGTGCTGCTATCGCCGCTGCGGTAGATATAACAAGCGGGGCTGCTGCAATGCTGGCTAAAGCAGGTATCTCAACAGCACAGGTCGCAGCTATGGGATATACAAGAGTCGGGAAATTGACAGCAGCAGAAATTATCAAAGGCTCAAAACAAACAGGTGGTTCAATATTTGAAACAGGCTTATATAAACTCCATAAAGGAGAGTTCGTAGTTCCACCGCTTGATGTAGAAAAAATGTCTTTAGGTGGCGGTGAATCTGTAGTAGTAAATCTACAATTTAACAAGGCTCTTATGTTCTCTGATGAATCCTCACTTAGAAGGGTTATCGAGCCAATGGTTATAGGTGCTGTCAGACATGCTCAAACAAGAACACATGGGTTAAAGTCATGAGTGTAACTTATGCTTACGAGATAGACTTAGAAGAAGGTGTGCCAACCGATATATCAGAGTATGTCAAAGAGTGTAATATCGAAAGAGGTCGAGATACTCAACTTGATCAGTTTATAGCAGGTCGCTGCTATTTAAGATTAAACAATGCTGATAACAGATTCTCGCCTTGGCTATCAACATCGGACTATTATCCTGATTTGACTTATGGCAAAAGAGGTAGAGTTAAAGTTACTAAAGATGCGTCAACCTATTATCTATTTGATGGCTATATTACAAACATCGAACCGACACCGCAAAAAGAATCACAGGAATGCACTATAGAACTCCTTGATCCTCTAAATAGGATTACCAATATCGAGTCAAATGTCCCACTTCAAGAGAGTAGAACTTCAGGACAATTGATTGATGCAATTTTGGATTCAATCGGATGGTCAGCATTAAGAAGAAATATAGATACAGGACAGGATACGATTGCTTATAGTTCTATTAGTGGTCGTATGGCTCTTGAGGCCATTCAGGAAATTGTGAATAGTGAGCGTGGGAATTTTTATGCCAAGGGCAATGGCAATGTAGCTTTTGAGGATAGACATCATAGAATGAAATCTCCACATGATGAGCCATTATTTACAATCGATAATACCATGCGGGATTTAAAACCCTCTCAGCCGATAGATTTACTTTTTAATGAAATTAAAATTACAGCTCACCCGCTTCAAGTTCTGGCAAGCGGTGAGTTATGGTATTTAAGAGAAACCATCAATATTGCAGCAGGACAGAGCGCAGAAGTCTGGGCTGATTATACCGATCCCGATACAAAAGCAGAAGTGATATGCGCTGATGATGTCATAACTCCAGTAGCCACAGACGATTACCTGGCAAATAGTCAACCCGATGGATTGGGAACGGATTTAACTGCTACTTTAGGCAATACTGTTATTGATAGCTATAGCGAGACAAATCAAAACGATAATGCTCTTATAGATAGTTATAGCGAAAGTAATTATAGTGGTGGTTCTTATTTAAGCGGTTATACTGATGATTACCAAAAAATTAGTCAATCAATCACAGGAAAATCGAGCAAATTATCAAGCCATAAATGGTATCTAAAGAAATTAGGTAGCCCCACAGGAAATGCAGTAGCAGTTCTTTATGCTCATACTGGCACTTATGGCACAAGTAGCAAACCGACAGGTGCAGCACTGGCGACATCAGATAACTTTGATGTCTCTACCTTAACAACATCTTATCAATTAATAACTTTTACATTTACAGGCGCGCAACAATATCCATTAGTTAATGGAACTTACTATTGTATGACAATAGAATATTCTGGTGGGGATCACACCAATTGTGTCATAGTGGGACTTGATGGCATTTCTCCTACACATAGTGGAAACAGTGCAGGATATTATAATTCTGCATGGACTATCTATAGTGCAAGAGATGAGATTTTCTATGTCTACGGCGATGTTAGTAGATTAGATGATGTTAAAACCCATATCGGACACTCTTTCACAGCAGCAGCAGGAGATATAACAAAAAACGAATTTTATTTAAAGAAAGTAGGCACTCCGACAGGAAATGCAACTGCCATACTTTATGCTCACAGCGGAACTTTTGGGGTAAGCAGTATTCCAACTGGTGCAGCACTTGCAACCTCTGATAATTTCGATGTCTCTACTTTAACCACAAGTTATGCATTAAAGAATTTCACATTTACTGGCGCGCAGCAATACACCATGACAAGCGGAACTAAATATGTGATTGCAATAAAATACACAGGTGGGGATGCGAGCAATTATGTATCTGTCGGAATAGATAGCACAGCTCCGACACACAATGGGAACTTTTGTTATTATGATGGCAGTTGGGGATATAACGCTAATTGTGATATTTGCTTTTATGTTTATGTTGGAACTCCTGTCGCTCTTTATAAATATGATAAAAGGGCAAAAATTGTAATAACAAATAATTTATCAATAACAGCATATATCACATTCTTACGGATAAGAGGCAAGCCTGTTGTTTCTTATGATGCATCGCCAATAATCTCACAGGATATCACAAGTCAAACTAATTATGGTAAGAGAACATTGCAACTTGACTTGGTATGGCAGCAGGATTTAGGAACAGCACAAGACTTTGCCCAATTTCTATTAGCTCAACACAAAGACCCATTAACCTTAATTGAAAATACAATGCAGGCACAAAAAAGCGATGCCATAGAAACTCAGATTTTAACAAGAGAGATTTCAGACAGAATCGCAGTCAAAGAAACTACCACGGGTATAGATGATGAATTCTTTATCGAATTTATAAGTCATCACATAGAACCGCAATATCATGAATGTATATGGAAACTTATGCCGACTGATAGATACGGGAATTACTGGGTACTCGGAGTTTCACAACTTGATACTGAGGCAAGGCTTGCGTATTGAAATGGAGAGATAATGATTAAAGACGCAACAGATTTAGGATATAAAAATCGCTCTGATTTATTAAATGTAGGTAAAACATTAGCAAAAAATAAACACATACCATGGACTCCCGAAAAGTCTAATGAGATTGATAGTAAGCACAAAGTTCACGCATATATTAATTATGGTCGGTGGGTTGCTAATTGCTGTTTTTGCCGAGGTGCTGAATTGGTATTTAAAGATGATCCTTATTTTGTTTGTCTTTCATGTTTCAATTCTACTATTGGATATAAAAAAATTGAGGTTATATTTCCAAAGGATATAGAAAAAATAGAAGCTGCACTTAATAAAAGAATAGAAGCCAAAAATCAAAACTGGCTGCCACACGAAACCATAGCAGACCTTGAAAAAGAAAACATAGCACATGGGGTGATTTAAATGGCTTTTGAGCCAGTATATACCTTTACAACTGGAGAGATTGTTACAGCAGATTTACTTAATACTTATATATCAGCTAATACAGATTATCTCAATACGTCTATGGTAACAGCAACTGGCACAGTAACATTAACAAATAAACGCATTACCAAGAGAATAGGAACTGTTGCCTCAAGTGCAACTCCGACTCCAGCCTCTGATGATGTTGATGTTTATATAGTTACAGCATTAGCAGAAGCAGCTACATTCGGCGCTCCGACTGGCACACCGACTCAAGGGCAAACACTTATAATTCGCATTCTCGATAATGGCACGGCTCGTGCCCTTAGTTTTAATGCTGCTTATCGTTTTTCTACTGACTTGGCAGCCCCGACTACCACTGTAATTAGTAAAACAATATATTTAGGTTTTGCTTGGAATGTTCAGGCAAGTAAATGGGATTGTCTGGCGATTTTAAATAATTTTTAAAGAGGATTATTATGGCAGAAACTCTTATAGATAGTTATTCTGAGACAAACCAAAGTGGAACTGGAACATTATATTCTGATGAACCTCGATGGGGACAATCTTTTACGGGATTATCTAAAAAATTATCAACATGTAAGTTTTATCTCAAAAAGACTGGTAGCCCAACAGGCAATCTAACAGCAGCAATTTATGCTCATACTGGAACATATGGAACAAGCAGTCTGCCAACAGGAACGGTCTTAGGGACATCTGATGTTATTGATGTATCAACACTAACAACTTCTCTGGCATTGATAACATTTACTTTTACTGGCGCAAATCAATATGCAATGGGTGCTAATTATTATTGTATAGAAGCTAATTATAGTGGTGGAGATGCTTCAAATCGTGTAGACCCTGGCTATGATAATACTTCACCCACACATGGAGGCAATTGTTATAGATATACGGGTGGTCTTGAGGTTCTTAACACAATTGATTTGTGTTTCTATGTCTATGGAGTACCTATCAGTAGCGGTTTTTTAGTATTCTTTTAAGAATTAATTTCTACTCAGCCCGCGGTATGCGGGTTTTTTTATTATGCACTACATAATCCTAATTCTCTTAGTTATCAATCTTTTATATGCAATGTATTCTATTGGAAATCGGAGGTAGCATGTCCACACAAATTGAGCGCATAGCAACATTAGAAGCAAATTACAAATATATCTGTGATGACCTTGAAGAAATTAAAAGAGGCATTAAAGATATTAAAACAAATGTAAATGGTCTCAATCAGTTCAAGGCAAAATTAATTGGTATTGCTGCTGGTATTTCTTTTGCTATTTCAATATTAACTGCGTTGGGATTTAGTTTATTTCATTAAGGAGTATCTATGTTAAGACAAGGTTCTAAAAGTATGGCAGTTGGCAATCTGCAAATCTATCTAAATTCAATCGGCTACAAAATCAAGATGACTGGCTATTTTGATTTCATTACTACTCTATGCGTTAAGGATTTTCAGAGACACACTAAAATCAAAATTGATGGAGTAGTTGGTCCGATAACACAGGCTCATATCAAAGTTAACCCGCCATCGGTTTACTGTCCTGAAGTGTTCGAACACATATTGGGGATTGAAACGAATACGATAGAGCAGATAGCACAGGCTCTTAAATATGACCTTGTGGGATTAGAAGTTGGATTTCAATTTTACTCGGCTGCGAATAATGTCAAATGGACTCATGTGGTTGCACATGCAGCCCTAGAGAGTGCATGGGGAACTTCATATATTGCCAGAAAGAAAAATAACCTATTCGGTTTCATGGCTTATGATTCTTCACCTTTTGCAAGTGCTAAAAAATTCAAAAGTTTTGAGGACTGTATAAAATTCTGGATTCCTTGGTGGAGAAAATATTATTTACTTTCCACAGGCAAATTCTATAACGGTGATACTGAATATGGAGTTAATAAACGATACGCCAGTTCGAGCATAGCTGGCGTGAGTAAGGCTTTTTTGGTTCGGTCGATAAGACAGGCTGCTAATAAATGAATATAGGTCTTATACACAGTTCTGGTAAGAGAATAATTCCTTTTGGCAATGCCCTTCTTTTAAGAATGATGGTTGAACAATGGGGATCAGGGTTCTGGAGTAAATGGATTGGCAATGTTGCACAGAAATTAGCTGAAATATATCAGGATAAAAGAACATATGAACAACAGATTTTAAGCGCAATTAATGAAGATATAGAAGAACTTTTAATCTGCATAAATAGCTATAGTGAGAATGTAAGTAAAGTCAAAGAAATGACAGCCCAAATTTCATATGACATTAGACATGAATATGGATTTCAGGGGAACTTAATATTCACCCCCCCCAATGAAGCACCAGAACATATGAGTAAGGCTCAATATTTACAGTTCCTTT